GATTGAGTTCTTAACAGTTTCTGGTGCCATTGGAAAAGCTGAGCTTCTCTGTCCAGGGTGATATGCAACCATCATACATGGTGCATCATACTTTCCTTTGATATTTGCTGCAATCTTTTCATGTTCCTTGCTCAATGGCTGGAACTTATCGAGATAGATTACTACTTCAATATCTTTTTTTTTATTTTGGTCTGCTTGAAATTGACTGAAAAAATCAGTTGCATCTTCATCTGTTCCAAAAAATTGATTAAAGGTAGGGAAGAAAGCTTCATTTAATTTATCCTCTGCTGCAAGTTGAACTTTAGCAATTTGAGACTTTAGAGTTTCTTTCATAGTTTTATTAAAAAATGTTGAGCTAACTCTAATATTCTTTTTTCTAAAAGTATTTAAGAAAACTCGATATAGTTCTTTAAGAGTTTTATCGGAATCAATTAGGTTGATAACAATATCATCATTAATTAGTGCTCGATTAACGTCAAATTCTGGTTTATTTAGAAACTCTGGCGTTGTAATTTCAAGTCCGCGATATTTACTACCATACTCTTGAACAAAATCTTTAAAGATTGCATTGATAATTTGAATATAACGTCTTTCAAATGTAGTACCATTTGGTTTAATTGCATCAAGATCTGCTTGTGAATAAGTTTCAATGAAATTCATTAAGTCCGCAGTCATGATCCAAATATAATCATCTGTCTTTGGGGCTTCAACTCTAGCTTGAGCTTTTTCTTTTGCTCTTGCTTGGAAAACTGGGTCCACTAACTTTGCCAAAAATACCGAATCTTCTCCGCCTGGCTCATAAAATCTAAATACAATTCCTTCAATATCCTTATCTGCAGTATCTCTTAAAAAAGAGGTTTTGAGTTCAGGATTTAGGACATTAATAATGTATTTGGTAAATGATGCAGTCTTAAATTTTCCAACTAATTCATCAAGTGGAGTATAGACAAAATCTAAAATTTTCTCTTTTTGATCGTCTGTTAGTTTTCCTTGAAAAATAATTGGAGGGCGCTCAATATCTAAAATATCTGCCCACTTGTCCAAATCTGCTTTATCTTGAATAGTTTCAGCCTGTTCGCCAGCTTCGTCCAATATATGGATATAGCTTAAGATTAAGTGATTTTTTGGTAGTCTATCATATTGGATTGATTGAGCAGTTGGGGAACTGAAATATTCCATTCCAAAGTGATAGTTACATGGAAGTTTTTCAGTTACTTCTGATGATAACTCATCAAAATGTTTAAGTGCTGGATTATAGTATGAACTTAGGACACGATCAACTCCAGTTAATTTAGTATTACGTTTAAAAAAGTCAAATGGTTCTTCTGAGTTTCCGCAGTTTCTTTGTGCACCAAAAAATGCACCGTCCATTTTTTCGTTAACGATAACTTCTTTATTAAGAAGAGCTTCTAAAAATTCTTTGCCCTTCTTTTCGTAAATGTCTTTTAAGTGGTTTAATCCTGCCATAAAATTTAAATTGTTATTAGTCTAAAGATCCGTATTTTCCTGCTCCCATATCTTTCGCAAACTCTTGTCCAGCTTTTGAAGAAACGCTAAGGTTAATTCCTTTTAACAAACCAGCATCTTCTGGATTTTCTTCAAAATAGGTAATAAGTTTTGCTAAATCGATATTTTGATATGCCTGGATAGTTCCTTCAGGAAGCTTCTTTTCAAGCTCTCTACCTGAAGAGTAATCTTTCCAATTGATATTCCAACAAAAGAATCTAACTTCTTGCTTCATTTTTGTTGCATAGTAGTGGTCAACATCAGCTAATCTAGCTTGAACCTCAGAAAGATCTGTTTTATATGAAGTTGAGTGACCATAGATATCAGCTGGGGTTCCGATGCTTAAACTATCTGATGTAAGATCTGTTAATTTAACCAACTGATCCATAAGCTCTTGAAAAGGTAATCCTTTAAGTGGTGCTGATTCTTCTGCCTCGTTTAGGAACTGGCTAAAGTCTCCAATAATACGTTTTGTCATTTTATAGTTGCCTATTTCTGATTATTTATCCCGAACCAATTTTTGTATTAGATCACAGAACTCATCAACTGAGTCTGGCGTAAAATTATTTGTAAATTGATCAAATGAATTACCTTCGCGACCATCTTTGAATCTAAATGGAGCAGATTCAATAAGTTTAGTCATAAGTAGCTTTTCTTCTTTTGCTGAAACTAGACCATCCCATAAATCTTTTTTACGAGCCTGGTCCTGTTTAAATTCATCTGGTGCATCAATCATGACAGTTTTGCAATTTTGATAGCCTGGGCGTTTAATTAAACCATATAATTCAGATTGGGCTTGATTAAATTCTAATCGATTCCAAATGGTTGCCCAAGTAGCAGCTGTAATATGAGCTCGATCAAATACAAAAATCTTTTCTGGAAAATGTTCGTGTAGATCTAAGATTGTCATAATATTACCCATACTAAAATAGTGAATGCCTGAATCGGATTTATCCCATTCTTTAACAATTGCTGAATATTCATCAGCTAGGTAAAATTTATAATAAAATAGATTTAATTCAGCACCGTGTTTTTTAATTAATTGATTTAGCAAATAGGTTTTGCCAGAGTGACGTGTGCCTTCAATAAAGATTATCATGAGTATTTAAGTTGTATTCTTTCTCTTGTTAATATACCAATATTTCCGTCAATTTGGAGTAATTCGGTCTTATCAACAAACCAATATTCAATTGAATTGGTGATCTTACTTAAATAGGGATTTTTAACATATCGGTCTATTTGAACAAGAGAGTCTTCAAATATTCTGATTTTATCAAAATTAGGACCAACTTTATCCAAATATTCAAGTAACATTTGTGGTTTATCTGTATTACGCTCGCAAAGGATAATTTGATCAAATGTTTTGGTAATTCCAAACTTATCTAAAACTGCAGCCATTGCTTTTCTGGTTGCCTCAACCCGGTGACTTAAGATAATAGTCGTATGGTTTTTGTCAAGTTTATTAAAAACAGACTCAATTAGCTGTAATCTGTATAAATTGGTGTTTAGAGACTTTGGATTATCAAACCACTCGTAAGGTTTTGTAAACTCAGTACCGGCGTGGGTAAATGGGGGAACCCTAAATAAGGTTTCATCAAAATCTACGACATTTAAAACTTGCTCCATATGAAATAAATAACTTTGAAATATTATTATACTAAAATTGAACTTAGAGTTTATAAAAGGAGAATACGAGGGTAACAGAGTTAATCTGGTTAGAGAAACTGTCCAGAGAAAGCAGCCCTTTGCCGTCTTTACTTTCAGTAACCCAAAGATTTACCGCCAATTCTTAACCGATCTTTCTAAATTCGGAGCCTTACCTTATGTACGTCAAACATTTATGACAAATCATATGATGGGAGGCTATCCATTAATATACCCAAGTATCTTTGTTACAAATGTTGGATCTGACGTTCCTGATTCAGATTTTAAACATATGATAATTGGTAGTTTAAAACAGTACCATATTGATTCAATTATTTGCCTCTATGCGGGTCAAATTAGCTCATATTATAAAAATGGCGACCACCATTCAATCGGAACTGATATTTACACAACGCTAGATCCCAAAGAATTTGAAAGTTATTACTTTAAAGTTGAGAGTACTTGTTACACTTTTGTCTAAACCTTAGGTCCAGTACCAAGTAAAAGAAGGTATGGAATTCGAACAACAATCACCAGAAGTTAAAAAGAGTTTGTCTGACGTTTTTTCGGCAAAGCGTAAAGCTGTGTCTGAAGAGGTACAGGAAGGAGTTGGTTATATGAATAATATAAAGCGCCTTGCTGATGCTCAGGTTTACTTTTTAAGCTTACGCCAAAGATTGCTTGAGGAAAACCATACCCTAATTGAACACTACAATCGCTATAAAAAGAAATATAGAGAACAAAAAGGAGACGAGTGGGAAGCAGTCTCCAGAACATCCCAGCTAAGATACAACTCTAACGAAAAGACTACTATCGTCGACGGAAAAACGTCTAACATCAAAGAAACGATCGATCAGATCGAAAGCCAAACTCAATTTTATCAAGACACAATCAAGACAGTAGACGCCGCTCTTTTCGGAATTAAAACTAGACTTGATATTGAAAAGATGCTGGGTGTGTAAAAACATCCAAAGAGTTTGCTAAAGTTTAAGTTAACACCAGATAAAAGATATTTTCAATTAATACATAATGATCTTAAGAAAGAGGTAGTCGATCTTAAGAACTTCTTTAAGAAAAGAGCCAAGGGCTATCACTTTAGTCCACTATTTCAGCGTCGTCTTTGGGATGGCTATGATAAGTTTATAGATCGCGAAAATCGAATCGGAGTCGGTTTATGGTATCAAATCAAACAGTTTAGTCAAATCTACGGTCATGAGATTGAATTAGATGGATTAGATTCTCTACTTAATCTTGAATTTACAAAGGATCAACTTGATAAATTTGCAAGTGTCCTATTAGATGGAGTCGATCTTACTCCATATGATTATCAAATGGAAGCTGCATACCGTGCTCTTAAATTTAAGTTTAGTGCACAGGAATTGGCAACCTCTGCTGGTAAAACTCTAATCCTATTTTTATATTTAAGCTTTCTTAAGCGTAAGGGAATTATCAATGGTAAAGATAAAAAAGCCCTTATTGTAGTTCCTAATATTTCATTAGTTGGTCAAACTGCAGAAAAATTTGTAAAGGACTATCATACTGGCCTAATTAACTGGAATATTTTAGAAGTTGGCGGTAAGAACAAATATTCAGACAAGAAATTTGAAGAGGCGGATCTAGTTATCTCAACTTATCAAAGTTTAGCTAAACGCGATGGAGACTTCTTTAAAAAATTTACTGTGCTTTGTGTAGATGAGTGTCATACTTCAAGAGGTGATACTATTAAAGATATTCTCTTAGCTTCAACTAATGTTGAATATAAGTTAGGACTTTCTGGTACAATTCAAGTCGATGAGGATTTTTCTGATTTCTATAAAATCCAAGAGTACATTGGCCCTCTAAGCATGACTCTTAAATCTAGTTTCTTAATTGAAAACAAACACTCGCCAGACGTGTTTATTAAGATACTTTCCCTAAAATATCCAGAGAACGAGCCTTTTATTCAAAACTACAAATATATGCAGGAACACGGTAAAAGTCAATTCCATCGTATTGAAGACTATGGAAAGAATATGTTCCAAATGGAAAAGGATTTTATTATTTCATACGAACCTCGTGTAGATTTTATTTCATCACTAGTTAAAAAGCTAGGTGGAAATACCCTAATTCTTTTTATTAATGTGAAAGACAAATACGGTCAACGAATTAAAGAGAGAATTTCTGAGTGGAATCCAAACTCATTCTATATTGATGGTGAAGTAAGCGGAGATGACCGAGCTGAATATAAAGATGCAATGGAAGCAGGTTCTAACGTAACTCTAGTTGCAAGCTATGCAACCTTTGCAACTGGTATTGACTTAAAAAATGTGCAGAGCATTATTTTTGCAGAAAGTTATAAGTCTGAAATTACTATTCGCCAAGCAGTAGGTCGTGGCATGCGTAAATTGGCTGGAAAAAGCAAAGTAACGATTTATGATCTAATTGACGATCTAAATGGTTATATTGTAAAACACGGTAAGGTTCGTGAGAAAATTTATGAAAAGGAAAAATGGATTGTGTCTAAGCACAATTATGATTTAAGTAAGTTTATTAAAGGCTAACCTAAGTGGCCATCTGCAATCTCTTCTTCTAAGAATTCTAGAAAATATTTCTTTGCATTTTGTTCAAATGATCTGTGTTGACGCTGAATATCTTTAAGATCTTCTTCGATTTGATTGAGTTTAGCAAGTTCAGCCTTAAACCAATTAATAGATTCAGTTAATTTATCAGTAATTTCTTTTACTGCATCTTCGTCTTCAACCAAACCAAGTTCAGCAAGGCGTTTCCATTCAGGACTATTGATTGCCTTTGCTACATCAGCAATAACATCTTCTTCATACCATTCTTTAGTATCTAAATACATTTGAATAGTCTCTTCAGCATATTCTAATAATCTATCTGCGCCATTGTCTGGTGAAAGGTGTAGCCATCCGCCGCTATTTCCGCCCCAACCAACATGACCAACCCAATCGTAAGACTGTTCAATATCTTCTTGAAACATTTCAGCTTGATCTTGCAACCATCTATACCAAATATCAGAAAGTCGTTCCTCATCAAGTTCAATGCCAACCTTTGCCTGAACTTCATCTTCATCTGGGTAATTATAAACTTTTACATTTAGGGCAAAGAAGTCTCCATTGTAGTGATTACGGCCTCTATTTAGATTCCAGTCATTTGAAAAAAGCGAATCTACTCTTGCTTCAAACTGTTCTAGTTTTTCAAGTAATTCTTTTTCTAACCAAAAATCTCCAAGCTTATCTGCATAAAAGGAAACTAAAGAATTATTATTAGTCTTTAGATATTCTCTGCTAAAATTTTCAAATAGTTTAATATGCTTCATTAGTTAGTAGGCTTGCGTAAATTAGAATATTCTTCAAATTGAAGAACACCAGACTCATTCATTTTTTGATATATTGAAACCTTTTTAGTTTCCTTTATTTGAGTTGAGGTACCATGTATGATAGTTTGGCTTTGAGATACCTTAACCGCTAGTTCAGTAACCTTATCTCTAATCGCACAAATTTTTTGGTAGTCCTGTTTGGTCAATTGAATCGTTGATTCGTTAATCGTGGACAGGTAATTTAAAAACTGGTCGATTTGCGACATATTAAAGCGATATTTTTGCTGCAATAATTATCCCAAGCACCAATTTGCAATAAATCATTTGGAAATCATAATACGTCATAATAATATCGTATTGCTTTTTATCCATTTTTATTACATTTGCACCAGAGGATAGCTTATTAATATTATTTATCAATTGAACAGTCTCCTTGAGCTGTGTTACGCCGATCAAGCGCATCAAAATATCATTAAATGTACTATAATTTAGGGTGGCACGATCGTCTGCGATCTTTTTGAGCCAATGTTCAATCACAAGTACAGCATCCCTCTTCTTAATAATATCTCCAGATGGCAAGGACTCATTTATAATATGAACAATATCATCTAGTTCAGTAATTAGATCAGCTCTAGTGCTCAACCAGTCCAATTCTCTATCAAAAACTGAAATTGCAGTCTTTTGTTTCTCTCTTGTATAGACAAAGTTAATAACAAATGGGTTTGTGATAGAAGAAGGTGCCGAAGCAAACTCCCCGTCATCAGATTGGGGTCTTTTTAGCTCCTCTGCCTCAATTTGAAAGTCCTGGAATGGAAAATTTCGCAAAAAGGGATAATTTGCGTAAACTTTAGATAGGGTTCTGTCTTGTGCTACCAATGCCATGCTAATTTTTATTATTTATTAGTATTATACTAGTAGGTTAAACTAAGAACACCAACCGAGTAAAACACTTATGTATGCAAACTAAAGAACAATTAGACAAAGAGATCAAACGTCTTAATCTTGAGCAAAATGCTCTAAAAATCTTGATTAACTCGTTTTATGGAGCCTTCGGTAACAAATATTTCTATTTTCACGATACAGATATTGCACAGTCGATTACTCTTCAAGGCCAAGACCTTATCAAGTTTTCAATTAAAGCCGTAAATCACTACTTTACAGAAAAGTGGCATCTTGATACAGAATTACATGAAAAGCTTGGTATATCCAATCTAAAAATTAATCAAGTTAAAGAAGATGCTGCAATTTATACTGACACAGACTCATGTTATGTTAGTTTTCATCCAGCAATTAAATCAATTGAAGGTTTTTCCTTAACTGATACAGAAGCTCTTAAGTTTTGTTTGGCAATTAATCGCGAAAGACTAAGCGGTTATTTTAGAGCAGCCTTTCAAAAATATGCAACTGCATTTAATACTGATAATCGTCAAGAGTTTGAAATGGAGAATCTTTCAAGAGCTGCAATTTGGTGTGCTAAAAAGAAATACGTCCTTAAGGTAAGTTATGAAGACAATCCAGCTGAAGAATTAGCAGAAAAAGAAAGTCAAATTGTAAAAGGTCTTGAAAAGGTTCAATCTTCTTATCCAATCTGGGCAAGAGCTCACCTTGAAAAACTATATGACTTTTTCTTAGATCGTGGTTATGACTTAGATCTTGAAGATGAGCTTATTCCTAAATTACAAGCTTTACGAGCTGAGATGGAAACTCTTTCACCCGATGATATTTGTTTCTCGTTTTCTGTTCGTACATATGATAAGTATGTTAAGAGCGAGCATCCTTTAAAATTAGATAAGGGTGTTCCAATCTATACACGAGCTGCATCATATCATAATTTTATGCTAAAAGAAACAGGTAATAAGAAATACAATCGTGTAATAAGCGGTAAAGTTAAATTCTATTATGCTGCACCTAATCCATATGAATTTGATATTTTTGCATTTTCTCCAGGAGTTTATCCAACTGAATTTGCCCTACCGATGGATAAAGATCAACAATTCTTTCGCTTGATTTGTGAACCTTTAAATAAACTACTTCTTGCAATGGGATTACCTCAAATTAATCCACAATTACGTCGTGCAATCGAAGTAGTTAAGCATAAACCTAAAAAGGGTCAAGAAATCCAAGATTTCCCTATCCATATTGTAGATTCTGAAACATTTGAAAATACATTAGTCCCAGAAGCTCTTCAAGATTTTATTGCAAATCCAGATCTAGCAATTCCGCCCCAATTGATGCCACAATATTTAAGTATTGTTTCTAAATATGGCCTAAATACAGTGGTTGTTCCAGAAGCAGAGCTTACTAAATATATTGATAAAATTAAGAAAAAGAAAGCTTCTAAAGCAGTTGTAGTCGAAGAGGACGAGCTAGAAGAAGTAGAAGATTAATCTAGATGGAAATAAATGAGGTTTCAAAGTTTGTAAAAAGTGTCATGAGCGCCAGATTTCCTGGCATTCATGATAAGCAGACTATTGAAGAGAGCGATGGCAAATTAAATTTTGCATGCCCATTCTGTGGAGACTCTAAAGTTAAAGCTTCCAAAAAAAGAGGTCACCTCTACATGGAAACAAAAACTTATAAGTGCTTTAACGATGGTTGCATGGCATGGATGAGCCTTGCTGAGTTTGTTGCAAGTTTAAGTAATCAATATGGAATTATCTCTTCTCTATTCTTAGAAGAAAAGGATCTTGAGGTTAATTATAAAAAAACTACTGAAAATCATCTTGTTAGATTCTTAACATCTAACCGAAAGGGTATGATTTCAATTAGTGATGTAATTAACCGTTTTTCGCTAAGAAGATTAGATCAAATTTCAGAAAATTCTGCTGCATATAAGTTTGCTCAATCCAGAGGATTAACTAAAGTTCAAAACTTTGGCGATATTATGTATGCAGATGCAATGGATAATAAAGTTTATATTTTTAACTTTGACCATCGCTCTGGTAAAATCCTAGGTCTTGCCACTAGAAGTTTAGATCCATTTACTGATCGAAAATACTTAATTAAATCCTATAATGAGGTTTCTAAAATCTTTACTAATAAAGATACACCAGAAATTATTGATGATGCAAACTATCTCAATAACTATTTTAATATCTTAAATGTAGACTTTACTCAGCCCCTAATGGTAGCCGAAGGTCAAATTGACTCAATGTTTTTAAAGAATGGTTTGGCAACCTCTGGAGTTTCCAAAGCTAAATCTATTCTAAAGTCAATGGGCGCCGTTGATATTAAGATCATATTTGACCGTGATAAAGCTGGTAAAGATTCAATGCTGGCTTTTATTAAAGATGGATATTCAGTGTTTTTATGGAATAGTTTAATGGAAGAGTTAAAGAAAAGATTTCCAACTCAAATTATTAAATTATCAAAAATTAAAGATATTAACGACCTATTTCTTTTCTTAAATAAACAGGATCCGTCTCTTACAATTACACAATTTCAGGAATTAATAGGTAAGCACTTTAGTAATTCAGTATACGATATCGTTTATCTATAAATATTATATGAAGGATCCTAATCAAAAGAAGAATATAAAAACATTTCTTAAGCCAAGAGTCGGAGGATCTGTTAAGCAAGGTTATTTTAGACCTCAACAACCTGATCGCTATATGGGCGATCCAAGTCAAATCATCTATAGATCCAGTTGGGAATACAAATTCCTAAAATGGTTAGATTCAAGTCCATCCGTTCTTAAATATTCGTCTGAACCGTTTGGTATTCCATACTATAATCCAATGGACAAACGCGGACATATTTACTATATTGACTTTTTTGTTAAATTGGTTGGGCCTGGAGAAACTGAAGAAAATTGGTTAATTGAAATTAAACCAAACAAATATGTGTCACCTCCAACCAAACCAAAGCGAATGACTGATAAACAAACTGCAAATTATGTTTATGCTGCAAAGCAGTTTATTATGAATCAAGCTAAGTTTGAAGCAGCTAGGGACTATGCTGCGCAAAAGGGCATTAAGTTCGGTATTATTACCGAAAACTTCTTATTCAAAAGTTTGTAGAATATAAAGATGATCAAGCCAACATTTAGTGACCAAATAGATTTTTTTAGAAATAAAGGCGAAAAGATGGATGACCCATTTTTTGGTAGCATCCAGCCTTTACCTGAATCTATCTTTATTCCAGGTCATATCTATACATTTTTTGCACAACCAGTAGATGACTCGCAAATTCCAACTGCAGATCAATATCTTGATGCTAGGGAAATGGCCAATTATCCAATTAAACGCCCGTACTACGATCAGCGCCCAATTGGTATCTGTCTATCTAATGATTTAGCAGATGTTACTATACTAAACCTTAAAGTAATGCCCGTAGGGTCGACCCAGGTTATCCTGAATATACTCTGGCAGACCTTTAATAATATTATAAGTAAATCATATAGTGATAAAGGTGAGTTTATAAGTGATACCAGGAAGCTGTATCAATTACCTGAATATACTCCACTTATGAGATTCAATGCAGAACCATTTATGATGGCTGACCTTTTTCAAAAGGCGAGCGGAGGTAGATTTAACATTCGTTACGCAGTAAATAAATATCAAAAAGCAAATATTACAAATCCTACGCTTATTCCGTTCCATCTGGCCCCTAGAATTGCTCAAACCAATATCTTTGATGGAATTCAGACAAGATCTTTAAGCATGGACTCAGTAATATCACAATTTAACGCATAATTATGGCAGGATTTCTAGACAATATCGGCTTAGGCGGAATTAAATCAAGACTATCAGATTTAAGCCGAGTTGGTATGAAGTACGAGGATCTTTTAATTAAGAACTCACAATCAATTGGATTTATTGAAAGTCAACTAATGCAAGCTAGAGGTAGTGCTTTACCTGGAGGTCAAACTGACTCTTTAGCAAGAGCAACTATGGCAATTTCAGATACGACTTCTGCCCTTAGGACTAAAGCTATTGCATTTTTTCAATTAGACTATGCAACCAAAAGAGAAAGATTAAGAGATCTTGCATCTAATGGTGAAATAGAATTTGTTATTGAATCTATTACAGATGATGTTATTGTTTTTGACGAAGATAACCGTTTTGCATATCCCAATGATTTAGTTGGAGAAATGCTTTATAAAGGTAAAAACAAAGAACAGCGTCTTAAGTATCAAGAGAAAGTTATTGAAAAATATAATGAAAATTTTGAGAAAATTTACAATGCATGGGGTTTCAACGAAGGAATTTCTGCATGGCAGTATTTTTATCAATGGTTAATTGAAGGTCACTTGGCCTTTGAAATTCTCTATGATGATTTACAAAACCCAAGAGAAATTATTGGATTTAAAGAAATTGATCCATCTACTCTATATCCACAAATCAAAAAGGATTCTCTTGGAAAGATATTTTTAGAATGGGCACAAAAAGTTCCAGGCGAATCTAAAGTAAGAACCCTTACTGATTCTCAAGTTCTATACTTATCTTATTCAAATCACTTTAGAACAAAGCGTATTTCGTTTGTAGAAAGAATGGTTAGATCATTTAACTTAATGCGTGTTATTGAACACTCTAAAGTTATTTGGCATACAATGAATGCTCCAATTCGTTTAACTACTAAAGTTCCTATTGGAAGTAAGTCTCTAAATAAAGCAAAAGAAGATGTTAGAGAATTTGCAAACCAATTAAAAGAGGATATTTTCTTTGATACTAATACTGGAGAAATTCAAGTAGACGGTCGTCCTAACCTATTATTCTATAAGAATTACATTTTACCAGTTAATGACCAAAACCAGGCAATTGAAATTGCTCCATTGGAATATGCAGGTCCTAACATGTCAGGATCTGAACTTCTTAACTATTTTAAAGAGAAGTTGAAAATGGACTCTAAAATCCCTTATTCAAGATGGGATTCAGCAAATGGTGCAGGTCAATATACAATGAATGCTGAAGGTATTCGTCGTGAAGAGATTCGTTATAATAAATTTGTAACTCGTCTTCGTTCAGCCTTTAAAGAGCTTTTAACTAAGCCTTTATATCTTCAAATGTGCCTTGATTTTAAAGACTTAAAAGACGATTATCGTTTTAAAAATGCAGTTGGTATTAACTGGCATGATGATAACGTATTTGAAGAAATCAAGCAACAGGATCTACTTAACAAACGTCTTGCTACACTTAACGCTCTTAAAGGAGTTGTTGATGATGAAGGTAAGCCTTACTTCTCTACTGAATACTTGGTTAAAGAGTATTTAAAAATGAGTGATGAAGATCTTTTGAAAAACAAGGACTATATGAACCAAACTCCAACTGGAGAGGGTGAAGCTGGAGAAGCCGCTGCAGCCGGCGCTGCCCCTGAAGCAGGTTCTGCCCCAGAAGGTGGAGCAGGTGCTGAAGCCGCAGCTGGAAAAGAAACTGCATCTGAAGTAGGTGCACCAGGCGCTCTATAATTAATCCATCATTTACTACATAAAAAAAGCCGCTAATGCGGCTTTTTCTTTTTATAATAGTTTTAATTATGAATATGCAATAACAAACCTAACACTTTCGTCAATTGTTAGCATAATATGAATCGCATCTCTATTTTGGTCAATTCCATCTGGCATAATATAAGCCTTTGCTGTCCAGTTTCTATTTTTTAGAAGAGTACAGTGATCTTGTAATTGAGTTCTAATTGTATTTTCGATTCCAATCGTATCAAATGAGTTTGAAAATGTAAACAAAAATTTATCTTCATCTACTCCATATTGATTTTCTCCCAATACTGAATTTTTTGGCGTCATTAAGGTCATTTTAATTTGAGCAAGTAGAATCTGAATTTCTTCCTGTTCAACTATTGACTCAGCATTATATCCAGGATCATTTTCGTGTTTTATGTAGATATCAGTAATCATATTAGAATCTCATTGTATACATCCAACCTGCAGAGTTTTCTCCTTTAATTGCTTCTAAAACTGCTGTCATTTCAGTATCAGCTTTTGTTACTAAGTTGGTGTAATTTATTTTAACATCTCCAGGTAAAACATAATCAAATGTAGTAATCATTTCACCAAGGCGTTGTTTAGACTTTGCTCTACAATAACGCTGAAACATTTCATCTTCATATAGATTAGATGGATCAATCTTTTTTGCAACTTCTAGAACAGCTCCTCTTTTTGGAGTTCTACCAAGAACTGTTAATTGTTTAGTGTTTTTATTATAATCGTATGCAATAGTATCTAACAGAAATGCTCTGGTTAAATCTAGGAATGAAAACATTACAGTTCTATACATTAATGATTCTCCAACAAATGGCGTTAAAAACATTTCTGCTCCAACAAATTTGTTTTCACCAAAGTCTCTATCCATTGTTGAGAATACAGAAGCTCCAGTTGGTTCAACTGCTTTATGTACAAACTGTACGCAATCTGGTAAAGTAATAGTACGACTATCTTTAAATTGTGCTGCACTAAATACCTCGATTGGGATTTGCAAATACGCTTTATCTAGAGCATATTGCCAATTATCATAGAAAAATGCTTCGGCATTTTTTATAACCCTTTCTACCTCTTTAGTTGGAAGTTGATATGGAAGGGATCCCGAAAACGTTACTTCATCGATAATATCTGATATTAATTCTTGTCTAGTCACGCGTTTTGCGTTATTTTAGTTAGGCAACTGGTGCCTGAGCTGCTGTAAGTTTAGCGGCTTCTGCTTTCTTTTTGTCCTCTTCAGTCTTAAGTTTATTAGCCTCAGCAATCTTTAATCTAATTGCATCAAGTTCTTTTTGAGAATCTAATACTTTTTGCATTGCAGTTGCTTCTTGTTGATTTAAGGCAACTAAATCTGCTGCTGCATCTTCATTTAGACCAAAGTAGTTTTGAAATGACTTAACCATTTTTAATTTAGTTCTTTTTATTATTTATCGGAAAGATAGTCCGAAAAACTTTTTACGTGGGTTGTTCCAGAACCAGGATTTGCTCCAAGTTCTTGACGACTTCCTCTATATGCACCCCATTGAGATGGTACTCTCATAGTTCCGGCAACTCTTTGTGGAGCTCTTTCCGGTGGCATATCATCCATATCTGGATTGCTTTTCTTGCGGTCTCTGAGTAACTCTGGGGTTAGCAGGTCCTCTTCAATCTTTCCACCTAATATCATCCATACCTTTTTAGGATCCTTTCCTTCAGGGATCCCCTGTGCAAAACTATCAAAATCTTGAGCTAACCAAAACTCTCTCATTAAGGTTCCAGAAACTCCATCGTCATCTCCTTCTGCTCCAGAGTTTCCACCAAATTCTGGTCTTTCTGTTGTAATTCGGTTAATTTTAGAAATAGATCCTCTCCACTTCTCCATGGCAGCCCATCTAGGCATATCTTGTTCAGTTGCATAAAGATTTACAACTGTATTTGGAGCATATTGAGTTTGGCCTAGAGCTTCAACAAATTCATATCCGCTTCTAACTGGCGTAACTTCTGATAGGTGTAATTCAACGTTATCAAAATCTTCTAAGTAATAATCAAGTACATCCATTGCAGCTTTGCCAGTAATTCCAGCCATTTCTGTCTTGGAAATAAACACATGTACCTCGTCATTTTCTTCTGCAATTTTTGCAATTGCTTCATAGTGACCGGCATGAGGTGGTTTGAATTTACCACTAAATATACCTACAGTTTTAATATCTAATTTTGGAACTTGAGTACGACCAATTTTTCTGGTCTTCATTGTAATTTCGCTAAACTCGTCTTCTAGACTTTTTGCAAGTTCTAGGTTTTTACGATCATCATCATAAAATGTAAAATGAGTAAAGCCTTTTGCCATTAATTTACGAAATGCTTCTTTTTTCTTTTCTGCAATAGTTCCATCAAATCCAAAGTCTGGATCGCTTACTGCGTAAATTAAATTAGGGTGAATATCGATACCATGGGACAATAGGAATTCTCTGACTAATTTCTTATTATCTCTAGCTGTAATAATCCCGACAGCGGTCCCAGATTCATACGCAGTACGTAATATATTAAGTACCCATTCAACCAATCGACCAGCCTTTAAGATATTAGCATCATTAAATTGGTTGTAGTCAACCTCATGATGAGGTTCCTTTTCATATTCATTAAACTCCTGTGGAGTAAGATCAAATGTTTTGCCAGTCAAGGCGTCCTTAACTATAATCTTTGCATTAGTGACAACTAGCGTATCATCTAAATCGAATATAATAATTGAATTATCTCTAGAAAATGCCATTTCGTTTACTCTTTGCACTGGCCTACTATTTTTTGTTATTTATTTAGCCAGTTATTCAATGTAAATATACTAATTCTGGACTAATAAAAGCAAAAAACGCAAAGCTTAGGGCCTTGCGTTTTTCGATCAGGTTCTTCCGACTGGTAAGATCTGCTTATATTGAGGTTTTAAGTTGAGAAACAGCTTTTTCATATTGTTCTGGTGTAATACCAATCATATCAGCCTGGTCTTCCTTTGACATTTTTAAAGTAAGCTCTTGGTTTTTTGGATCAGCTAACCATTGTGTAACTTTTGCATATACTGCTTTATGTGATTCTTCAGCCTCATACATTCCCATGTTTCCAGACCAACCTGAACCACATTCCATTAGACCATTTTTATAACAACCAATTGCTTCAGCAACATACTCGTTATATTCAACTGGAGTTTCATCATTATGAATTTCTAAAGCTTCGCTACAAAGTTTTTCGCAAACTTCTTTAACCATTTCGCAAGTTGATTCATAACAAGCTGATTCGTTATTCCAACCTTCATTAATTGTCATACCATCATCAACCATTTCATACATACACTTTTCCATATATGCACAAGCTTCATTAATATAACCTTCAAATTTATGTTCAGGATCTTCATCGTCTTCGTACATTGAAGCATCTGAACAAGTAGATTCACAAATTGACTCAATTAAGTGGTGAGCAGCTTCAGATATCATCATTTTCTTACCATCATGGCAAGTATGACCTTCATTTCTTGGTCCAAATGTTTCTGGCTCTTCGCCATCTCCTTCTTCATCCCAATATTCAGCTTCGCAGTGTTCGCCACAGTCTGAACAAATATCACCCATCATAACTGAAGCTCCGCAACAGTTTGAAGTAGCTCCATATTCATAAGCATCTCTAGGATCCCATGATTCATTTACTTTTGCTGCATCGTATACAGATTTTAACCAACCTTCTAGCTCTTTATTATCACCAGAATTTAGGTTACTGTATTCTTTTTTAAATGCTCTAACAAAACTCTTGAAAGTTTTAGATTCTTTTGCTAAAATATCAAGTTCAGACATTACGCCTTCTTTAATAGCAACAGGCTTTTTCTTTTTGATAGCATCAGTTTTAAATGCTTTGTAATCTTCAAAGTCATTATCGCCATCACCATCTTTATCGTATTTAGGATTGTATTTCTTCTTTTCAGTTAAGAAATCTGCAAATCTTAATACTTTATTTTCAACAACCTGAGGTTCTTGACCACAAGTTTCACAGTCTTCTGTTACTTCTGGATTTCTGCCAGTTTCTCCATCAAACTGCTCATCTTCTGAGTAGTAGTTTGCCTTCTTTAAGAAAGAAGGTAGGTCTTTATTAGAAAATTTTCCCATTTTAAATAGTTATTTCATGGTTATTTATCTAGATCGGTCCTCTATACTTGACTCTTTTAGTCCATTACTGTCCTCTGAGACAGTAATCTTAACATGACCATTGTCTTTTAGCTTACCATCTATCCAAAGTTCAGCTAGGAGATCTTCGATATGATTTTGAACCATTCTTTTAATAGGACGTGCTCCATATTTCTCATCATATCCATGCTCAATAATAAAATCTTTAGCCGCTTGATCTAATTCAAAAGTATAACCATTTTCTAGTGATCTTGCTAACAAATCTTTAATTTCAATTTCTAAAATTTGACCAATTTCAGCTTTTTCTAGAGAATCAAAGATAATAATATCATCTACACGGTTTAGAAACTCTGGTTGGAACTTATTTTTAAGAGCTTTGTCTAAAATACTCTTTGCAAGTGCCTTTTCCTTTTCAATATTGTTTGCGGTTGCAAATCCAATACCAACTCCACGATCTTGCATGTCTTTTACACCAACATTAGACGTCATAATAATAACCGTGTTTCTAAAGTTGATTTTTCGGCCTCTTCCATCAACAGCATAGCCTTCATCAAGGATTTGGAGTAGATTATTGAAAATATCTGGATGGGCTTTTTCAATTTCGTCTAATAGAACTACTGAATATGGCTTTCTACGAACTTTTTCAGTTAATTGACCACCCTCTTCGTAACCAACATAGCCTGGAGGCGCTCCCATCATTTTAGAAGCTGTAAATTTCTCTCCATACTCATTCATATCGACCCTAATAATATTTTCTTCAGAATCAAACATTTCATGAGCTAGAGCTTTAGCTAATTCGGTTTTTCCAACTCCAGTTGGGCCCAAAAACATAAATGTTCCAATTGGTTTTTTGCGAGATGCAATATTTGCTCTACTACGTTTAATTGCTCTAGCCAATTTTTTAATTGCCTCTTCTTGACCAATAACTCTTTTAGTTAAGTCTGCTTCAAGCGATGCAATTTTTTCAAGATCAGTTTGTGTAAGCTTTGATACAGGAATACCTGTCATTGTTGCAACAACTTCAGCAATTTTACGATCATCTACTTCAAGACGATTATCCTTTAGGGTTTTTTCCCACTCAACTTTAGCTTCATCAATTTTAGCAAGTTGATCACGCTCAGCATCTCTTAATTTAGCAGCAGCTTCGTATTTTTGTGACTCAACTGCACTACGTTTATTTTTTGAAATTTCTCCAAGCTCTTCTTCTAATTCTCTAATTTTTTGTGGAACTACAATGCCATCAATATGTACATTTGCGCCAGCTTCGTCTAATAAATCGATTGCCTTATCTGGAAAAAATCTTTCTGTTAAGTAACGATCGGCTAATTTTACACATGAGTCTAGTGCAGAATCGCTATACTTAACTGAGTGGTGGCTTTCATAATATTCTTTAATATTTTCAAGAATTTGACGAGTCTGTTCTGGCGTAGATTGCTCAACCAGTACTTGTTGAAAACGACGATTTAGCGCTCCATCCTTTTCAATTGATTCTCTATATTCATCTAGAGTAGTTGCGCCGATGCACTGAATTTCTCCACGAGAAAGTGCAGGTTTTAGGATATTAGCTGCATCAAGGGAACCGCTTGCTGAACCAGCTCCAACCATTGTATGAATTTCATCAATGAATAGAATAATATTTGGATTGGCACTTACTTCATTAATAATTGCCTCCATTCTCTCCTCAAATTGACCACGATATTTTGTACCTGCAACCAATGTGCTAATTTCAAGTGCAATAATCTTTTTGTCAAAAAGAACTCTAGGGCAGGTTTTTTCAACAATCATCTTTGCGATACCTTCAACAATTGCAGTTTTACCAACACCAGGTTCTCCAATTAGAATCGGATTATTCTTTTTACGTCTAGATAAGATTTGACTGCATCTTTTAACTTCAGCAAGACGGCCAATTACTGGATCCATTCTTCCTTCAAGCGCAAGTTGGGTAAGGTCCTTTCCGAAATTATCTAGGACTGGTGTTCGTGTGTCTCTTTTTGACATAGTATATTATCGTGGATTTTTATTAGTATGTTTAAGCATTTTGCCTTCTAAACTTGCAACAGCTTGTTCTAGTGTTGTCTTTGAATTATGGAGCATTTTTTTCTCCATTTGTCTGCGACGACTTTCGATCATTCTATCAAATCTATCAAGTAGATAATCAAATACCGTTTGTGAAATTGCAATTTCATAATAGTATTGGTGATTTGATAAAATTATAGTCTGATATTTAAGAATAATAAAGACATGTGCGTTTGGGGTTTGTACATATCGTGCACCGCTTGTTGGTGCAATTAACAGAGTATTCTTTGGGTCCTTAAGCGAAACATCAAGGGCTTTTATTGCAAGAGCAGCTCTATCATCAATTGCAACTCCAGATCGAGTTGAATAAAACTTTTTTAGTTTTTGATTAACTAAATATCGTTTAAACTTAAATGCAAGACGATTAACGAACCTTTTAATAAAGCCTGGAGTTTTCACAAGTTTGGGTGGGGTTAAAATAGAATTAAATGCAACCTCACTAAGAATTTCATATGATTCATAGTTTGGTTTTACGGTATCTTCCTCATGTTTTGGCTTGGCCGAAAAGCTTTTGGGAGTTCGTTTAAGAACAATATCAAGAGTTGAGGAATTTCGCATTATAGAATAATTTTAGATTCAGTACCCTCCTCTGGTTCTTCCATTCTTTCAATTAATATAGTAAATGCTTCTTCCATGCCAACTGCCATAAGATCTAGCATATCATCATCGGTTTTTAGTAAACCCATTAATTTAGCTTGACCCATTGCCTGCATCATGGCTTGAGCAGTCTCTTTTGCAAACTCTGTAATATCGCCACTAGGCAATTTCTTTAATTTCGATTCCATATGTTGTGTTATAAATTTTTCTGATTTTAGTTGCCAATTTTCTATCTAGGATAAGTTTAGATAGAGGAATGCTGTTTCGCTTACAGTATTCTCTTACAAATATTTTAAAAGTAGGTTGCTTTTCCATAATAATATTATACTAAATTTTAGTCCCACCAGCCTTTTAAACCACTACCGTCAAACCAATTATTCCAAAGATCGCGATCATCACGCATACCCTCTTTTCTGGCCTTTTTGAATATTGTGTTAAACTTTTTATAGTCTTGACCTTCTAAGATTGTAAATAATTCTTTCCACTCCTGCTCTTCAATTTGGCGAGCTCTATCGTAAACTTTACGATTGTGTTTACGTTCAGATGGCGTATCTTTATCTACCAATTGAAAATATTCCGGTTTGTCTGGAACTGGTTCGAATTCCCACTCATGATGATAAATTGGGCCTAACTCAGCTTCAGCCATTTCAATATAATTACTTTCATTGTAGTTTTTGATAATCTCAATTGCTCGGCGCATTTTAGAAACCTTCTTTAGCCTAGATTCATCCACTTCCATTCCTCGTTTTTCTAGATTATCTGCCATGTGGGTCAAGGCAGTTTCCATAAACATTAAGGTACCATGATGATCCCACCAATAGTGGTTGCTTAGGGCTTTTCTAAACCGCCAAACATTTTTAATAAAACGGGAAATATCGTAACGAAAAAATGCCCAAAATTTATAGACACGACTTTCGTGCCAAATCAGTTTTTTTAAGCTTTTAGTAAAGCTATCTGCAAATTTAATATCCATAACAGTCAATGTTTAGGATATTATACCTAATTTAATTAACTTTGAACTTAAATCCAGTGATCTTTTCGATTTGAGCTACAGGGACTTCGTTATTTTGCATACCATCTGGTTTATTTGTGGTATTTGCAAAAAGATAAGCGTGCCATTCATTTTTAGATTTAATATAGATGACTTTCCAGCAATGTGTAGGAACTGCTGTACCTTTACCAATAGTTTTAGCAACTCCAATATTGCCACACCATACTTTAACTGAATCTGCAACGGCTGCAGTTTGACGAGTATAAGTCTCTAATGACTTCCAGTCTCCAGCATTTAGCGAATGATATTGAGCTGACATATTTGAAAAATAGAAACATTCGTCCTGTACCAATTGAGTTTGGCAAAGATTGTCTGCAGCTGGCATCATATGACCTCTATCAGTACCTGAACCAACATAATCTGCAGCAATATTAGTTTCATTTGGAAGAAGTGGATCTGGTTTAAATGCGTCCTTTCTCTTAAGTGGAGCTGGACAAGTTACCATTGCTTTAGTCGTCCACCATTCAACAAGAATAGGGTACTTTAGTGATTTTGAAAAAACTGCTGTGTAGTTTGTATGCTTTAGTCTAACTGTATCAGTTGTAGCAAATTTGGTTTGGGTCTGTGCTGATGCTACCACCGGTAACAAAAATAGCAAAATGTAAAATATACGTTTCATAGGAATATTTATTCCCCTGTTTTTGCTATTTGAATTA